GATGTGGTAATGGTAAAACAAAAACAGAAAAAAAATGGTGTAAATGGGCAAAAGAATTTTCTAAAGAAACTGACTATGAAACAACACCTGAGAAAAAAGAAAAAAATGAATCTAATGAAAAATTCATAGAAGAAAGTATCATTAGATTGATTGAGAAAAATATTAATCCTAAAATGAGTAAAGGTGACTTAATTCGTACAATTAACGAAAAATCACAAGAGTCATCTATGCTATTGAAAAATCCATTAAAAAATACTATGTTTTCTCATGAATCAGGAATTGAGATGAAACGTATGAAAAAACCAACAATGGGAATGCCAATTATGGGAACAATGGAAGAAAACACTAAAGAAGCTCCTGTAAAAGAGCCGGGAACTAAAACCCCACCAAAAAGAAGAGATAACCCATTTAAGAACCCTAACCCTGGTACAAAAGAAAAACCAAGAGGTCATAGAAAAGATATGGGTGAAAACACTAAAGAAGCTCCTGTAAAAGAGCCGGGAACTAAAACCCCACCAAAAAGAAGGGATAACCCATTTAAAAATCCTAACCCTGGTACAAAAGAAAAACCAAGAGGTCAAAAAAAGACTAAGGATGAAATGAAAACGGATTTTATTGGATTAATTAAACAGGCTTTAACTAAATAAAAATGAAAGAAAAATATATACAACATTTAATTAATAAGGTTATTAATGAAGCACCTGTTGATTATGGAGATTATCCTGAAAGAATGCACCCAAGAACTCAAAGTAATATTGAGGATCCTGAAAAAAACTTATACGGTAAAAATAAGGCGTTTAAAGGTGGCACATCAGATGTTGAAAAAATGACATCTACCAGATTTAAAGATATTGTTGATTACGTTAAACGTTATTATGGTATTGTTGACGATCAAGGTAGACCAAACAAAAGTATTAACATTACAGACCAAAGAGTTAAATACGGTATTCAAGTGGAACAAATGAAAGCCGTACAAGAGGTTATGAAACTTGAAGGTCCTAAAAAAGACGAATTAAAAGATTTGGCTTTAGAAATTGCAGCAAAAGAAGAAGGATGGTTACCATATAGTAAAACCTTAGAAGACGCAATTGATGAAGGGATGGTAGAAAAAGAACTATCACAAGGCGCTGGTACAAAATATAAATTTGAATTTGTTAATGTATTAACGTTCTTAAATGAAGAAAAAATTAATCCTAACCAATTCCAACTGGAAAAGGAAGAGGAACCTGAATTTGAAATTCCGGCAAATTTCTCATTTGATGTTGATGAATTAACACCACAAGAGGAGTTTCAACTTGAGGTTGAAAAAAGAAACGTTATTAACGCGATTATTCAAGGTAAAGGTAAAAAAGGTCAATTTGCGTTTCAAGCATTTAAAGATAGATTAGATGAAATTGACCCTCGTTTCTACCCACTTTATAATAAAATTATGTCAGCAAATGACTTAATGTATTTTACCGATGAAGACTTGATTGAAGCTATGGGCGGAAATGCAGCGGGTTCATCGGGTGTTGAGGAGGATGGTGATGACGAAGATAGAGATATGGTTATCGCCAATGGACTTATATTCCCAATCTTATTACACGAATTAGTTAAAGGTTTTGCTGCGATCCCAACAAGAGAACAATGGAGAGGAATGGATCCGGGGAAAGCTCAGGATGTAATGGGACAAACAGATGTATTTTCAAATGAACCAATGCAATTTAGAGTTGGTGGTGAATTAATTACAAAATTAAGATTCTTATTACCTGATGACCTAACGGTTAATGTTGAAAACAGAGATTTATTACCATTCTTTGAAAGATTACTTTATGCAGTTCCTGCTGAAGAATTCTTAAAAGAAATTATGGCAAATGTTGTTTCTGAAAACCCAAGTGATAACAATAAAGCAAAACGAAAATTCAATGAGTTATTAGTTAAGGCTAAAGAAGACTATAAGAAGTTTAAAGAAGATAGAGATGATGACTATGATGATGAAGATGAAGATGATGACATCTTATCTAAATTAGGTTTCTAAACTAAACTACAAATACTTAAAACCCCCTTTTATGAAAATAACTGGGGGTTTTGATATTTATATAGAAATGTCTTATGGGTTTAACTAAAGAACAGGTAATGTTAGAATACGTAAAGTGTATGAAAGATACTCCTTACGCATTAAGAACATATCTTCAAACATACGATAACACAGTTTCAAAATACGTACCATTAGAGTTATTCCCTGATCAGATATCGTTGTTAACTGATTATGAAGAATTTGAGGAAAATATTGCGTTAAAATATCGTCAGGCGGGTGTGTCTACGGTAACTGCGGCTTGGATATCAAAAAGATTGGTATTCGCAAAAAAGAACCAACCTGAAAAAATTCTTATTATCGCCAACAAATTGGATACATCTATGGAGATGGCGAATAAGATACGTGCGTTTGTTGATCAATGGCCAAGTTGGGTCGGAGCGGGATTCTCAAATGATAAGAATTCACAAAAACACTATAAATTATCAAATGGGTCTGAGGTAAAGGCGGTGGCAACATCAAAAGATGCCTTGCGTGGTTTTACCCCTACAATACTTGTATTTGACGAGGCGGCGTTTATTGAAGCCGACAGTGACTTCTGGGCGGCTTGTATGGCATCCTTATCCACAGGGGGTAAGGTAATAGTAGTTTCAACACCAAATGGTTACGATCCAATTTATTATGAAATATATGATCAAGCATTAAAGGGGATGAATAACTTTAAAATCTCTGAGATGTTTTGGTACCGAGATCCAAGATATTCAAAAGATTTATATTTGGTACCGACTGAGGATTTGGTGAAATATCTTTTAAATAAAGAAGAACACGACCTTAGTAAACATATTTCATTTGAACATATTGATCCATACCACAGAAATTATAAAGAGTTAGATGACTACTTTAAAAAAGGTTATAAACCATGTTCTACTTGGTATGAGAAAATGGTTAAAAAACTTAAATACGATAAGAGAAAGATTAACCAAGAGTTAAATTGTGAATTTTTAGGTTCGGGAGATAACGTATTTGAGAATAGTCAATTAGAATATATTAAAGATAATACTATTATGGACCCCACAGGTAAACTGATGGGTAATTCATTATGGATGTGGAAAGAACCAATTCCCGAACATAAATACATTATGGGTGTGGACGTTTCTCGTGGAGATAGTGAAGACTTTTCTTCCATACAAATTATAGATTTTGATGATAGAGAACAAGTATTTGAATATGTTGGTAAAATACCACCTGACGCTCTTGCTGAAATTGCATACAAATGGGGTATGATGTATAACGCATTTGTTGTTGTGGATATAACAGGTGGTATGGGAATTACCACCGTTAGAAAACTACAGGAACTTGGATACAAAAACCTATATGTTGAAGGTATTGATCAAACAAATATTTGGTCATATAATTCAAAATTGGCAGAAAAAATACCGGGATTAAATTTTAACAATAAACGTGTACAAATTATTGCCGCATTTGAGGAATATGTAAGACATAAGTTTAAGATACGTAGTGTTAGGTTATACAATGAAATGAACACATTTATTTACGTTAATGGTAGACCTGATCACCAAAGAGGACAACATGATGACCTTATCATGGGTATTTCTATGGCAATATATGTTGGAGAATCATCTTTCACTAAATTAGAAAAGGTTGTTGAAAGAACAAAAATAATGTTAGAATCTTGGACAGTTGTTAGTGATAATACGGCAAGACAACAAACACATTTTGACCCAGTTATTCCAAATACTAACGTAAAACATGATAGATGGTCAAGAGATGCAGGACCATCAAAAGATGATTACATTAAATATAATTGGTTATTCGGTAATAGATAATATTTAAAGATATGGGACTTACAACAAGAAAAAAATCAGGTAATATAATCGGGGGATCACGACTTGTGGTACCAGGTCAGCCTATTTATAGTGTGAAAGTAAATGACCCTTCATTTAATAGTAAGGGGGATAAAAGTAATGGTCAACAACCTAACAATGACAAAAAGTAAAATGAGTGAAATGTTTAGTATTGACAAAAAATTATTAAATTTTTAATATGGAGCAAAATAATAGTAATAATAACAACAATAATAATAATAATAACGTTAATGATTTAACGATATGGCAGAAGTTATCAAAAACTTTTGGGCCTAACTCGTTATTAGGAATGGATTATCCCACATATAAGTTGGATAAACAGGTTATACTTAAAACTACAGATAAGAGAGAGTTTGAGAAAGAAAAATTACAACTTCAACAAACGTTATTCTTAAACAATCAATGGGCTAAGATTGAAAATAATCTTTATACCCAAGCAATTTATTATGAACCAAATAGAATTGCGTCATTCTATGATTATGAATCAATGGAGTATACTCCTGAGATATCAACGGCATTAGACATTTATTCTGAAGAATCTACTACACCTAATCAGGATGGTTACTTATTACAAATTTACTCTGAATCAAAAAGAATTAAAAGTATCTTGGTTGATTTATTTGTTAACAACTTAGATATCAATACTAACTTACCTATGTGGGTTAGAAATACTTGTAAATACGGTGACAATTTCGTTTACCTGAAATTAGATACGGAAAAAGGAGTTACGGGATGTATCCAATTACCTAATATTGAAATTGAAAGATTAGAGAGGGGTATGGAATCAAGAACCGTAAATGCAACTCCAAATCCAAACGACAAAGGATTAAGATTCAATTGGAAAGTAAAAGACATGGAATTTAATACTTGGGAAATTGCACACTTTAGATTACTTGGTGATGATAGAAAATTACCTTATGGCACATCAATGTTAGAAAAAGCTCGTCGTATTTGGAAACAATTGGTATTGGCTGAAGACGCTATGTTAATCTACAGAACATCAAGAGCACCTGAAAGACGTGTATTTAAAGTATTTGTTGGGAACATGGATGATAAGGATGTTGAATCGTATGTACAACGTGTTGCAAACAAGTTTAAAAGAGAACAAGTTGTAGATAGTAAAACAGGTAATGTGGATTTACGTTTCAATCAAATGGCAGTGGATCAAGATTACTTTGTTCCTGTTCGTGACGTAGCTCAAACAATGCCTATTGAGACATTACCGGGAGCAACAAACTTAGCGGAAATTGCAGATATTGAATATATCCAAAAGAAGTTATTAACCGCACTTAGAATTCCAAAGGCTTACTTAGGTTTTGAAGAAGTTGTTGGTGATGGTAAAAATTTATCTTTATTAGATATTAGATTTGCGAGAACAATTAATAAAATACAAAAGGCAATTATTGCCGAATTAAATAAAATTGCAATTATTCACTTATTCCTATTAGGGTTTGAGGATGAATTACATAACTTTACGTTAGGTTTAACAAATCCATCAAAACAAGCTGATTTATTAATGATTGATGTATGGAAAGAAAAAGTAACATTATATAAAGATATGGTTGGTGAAATACCAAAATCAATTCAACCTACATCTGCTACTTGGGCTAAGAAACATATCTTTGGTTTCTCTGATGAAGAGATTAAACTTGAGGTACAACAAATTAGATTAGAAAGAGCGGTATCTGCCGAATTAGATAATACCGCAACAATAATCACACATACGGGATTATTTGACAACGTAGACAAACTTTACCATACCTCAACAGGAACAACTCAAAATGCCGCGGCAGCAGGAGGGGCACCACCAGCACCTGGAGCACCACCTGATATGGGAGGATCACCACCACCCCCACCTGATATGGGAGCTGAAATGCCTGTAGGTGAATCAAAAAGAGATAACTTAAATATATTATTGGAAAATGATGATATATTAGGTGAAAAATACCTTGATTTATCAAAAGGTAGAAATTCTTTAGGTTCTATGGAAGAACAGTTAAACAAATTACTAAATGATTGATATTTATAATAAAAAAAAATTATGAAATTTGGGTTATTAAAATCAAAAATTGAGAATTGTTTGGTAGAATCATACAGAAAAAATGGTTTAAAACGAGATATGTTTGTTTTTGAAGAACTTGTGTTAAAAAACAAATCTTTAAGTACACTTTATTTCTTATATGATGAACTTAGTAAAAACAAAGGATTAAATGAATCTTTTGTAAATGAGTATATTAACGAAAGTATTATACTATTTGAGAATACTATTTCTAAGGTTGAGAAATCAGACATTAAAGATTTAAATTCTTGGGTTGGTCATATTGTAACAGAAAACAGATACCGAGATATTGATAATTTATTCTCAAATGAAGCATCCACTTTAGAGGAAAAATTAAAAAGTAAAAAAACTATTTCTGAAAACCTCAAAAAAAATACAATAAAAGAAAAGGATGTTATTGAAGTTCCATTAAAATCTATGGTTGAAGTGGCAAACAATACAATTAAAACACATATTGATAGTTTAAACGAAAGTGAAAGAAAACAACTTAATGTTTTACTGAGTACTCCCGATGAAAAACTTAATCAAAAATATAATTTTCTTAAAGAAGATGTAATTGAAAAATTGGAGGGTTTATTAACGGAAAATGAAGATTCTGAAACTAGTGGAAAAATCAACGAAACAATTGAAAAATTACAAACAGAAAATTACGACAAATTAAATTATTTTAAACTAAAACAATTAAATGAAAATCTTTAATTATTAGGAATTTGTTTTTGTTAGTAAATATTTTTACTTAAAATCTGTCTCTTAAGGACAGATTTTTTTTTTAGTGATTTTTTTATTTGATATATACCCCAAAATCAGTTATTATTATTTAAAATAAACCATATCAGTATGAAGAAAATTTATGAAAAAAGGCAAAACCGAAAAAATCAATGGTTTTAGGACATCAAAGATAGTCTATGGCACCGTAGACTCCAAAGAATTTAAATCACTTTACCTAAATATCCAAACTTGGGTTGAACCAAAAAAAGACTCTGAAAATTGGACAAGAGTTGTCCTTAATATGAGCAGATCAATTAAACATACCGTCCATCACAAATTAGATAAGACAATGTTTGACAATAAATTTATAGTAGACTTAGATCTTAGAACAAGCGGTCTACACCTCAAAAAGAAATCGTTCATGAATTTAGAAATTAACCTATTCCTAAATGAACCAATAGATTTCAAATCCTTAAAATTAAAAAAAACACTTAAATTATTAGTAAAAGAAATCTATTCAGATGTGTTAGTTAGTAACCCAAACTTTAAATTTTATTTAACAAAAAATGGTAATTCTAAAACTATTAAGATAAAAACAGAAACGACCTAATATTTATAACTAAAACTTATTATGGGTGAATATAAAATTTTAGGACCTAAAGATACGGGTAGAGGAATCCTTATTGAATACGATGCGGGATATATTAACCCAAAAGAAGGTCGTAACTACGAGATATTAAAAGAATCATCAAATCATTTAGACCATTCAAAACCATTTGAATTTTACGCAGTTTTACAAAAATATAATACACCTAACAGAAATGGTAGATTATACCCTGAGAAGATCTTAAAGAGAGAGGCAGAAAATTATAGAAAGTTGATTGAGAAAGGAACCTCATTATCTGAATTAAACCACCCTGAGTCTTCTTTAATTGATTTAGATCGTGTATCACATATAATCACTGATATATGGTGGGATGGTCCTGTATTGTTAGGTAAACTTAAATTGTTGACAAGCCCTGGATTTCATGAAAGAGGGGTTGTTTCTACTAAGGGAGATTTGGCAGCAAACTACTTACGTCAGGGAGTTACTTTAGGTATATCATCTCGTGGTGTAGGATCACTTAAAAAGATTGGGGAACAAAACGAAGTACAAGACGATTTTGAACTTATCTGTTTTGACTTAGTATCTTCACCATCTACACCTGGAGCTTACCTTTTCCAAGATAAGAACGATAGAATGAAGTACGAAGAGAACTTAGAGGAAGACAAAAAAATAGCAGTAGAAAGAAATGTTGGTGAAAGTGGTAACAAATCACTTGACTTAATGAAAAGATTAACCGATTATTTAGATAAATAAAAAAAACTATGGAACAAGGAGAAAAGTATTTTGTGGCTAAAATCACATCTGATTTATTAGATAGTGAATCAGGTAAAGTAAAAAAAATGAGAGAGGAGAAATTA